CCACCCCTAGCAGCCTTGGTGTTGGGGTAGTGGAGATCAGTCAAGCTACGGGCAACGCCAATTTCAGTCAGGTAGACGTGGTAGCTGGCGGGGCTGTCTTCGCCGTCTTCAACATGATCCAAGGTAGTGACTACCGGATGAGCCCGGACCTGGGTCTGGTTCAGTTCATCGAACGCATGCTCTCAAGGGATGAAGTCCTCTTCACCTATGCTTCCACGTCCAACCCAACCCTCTACGTAGAGGAGCGTGGGGCGTTCCTGGTGCGCAAGGAGTTGATGGTTCACTCAACCCCTACTACGACCCTACCCTTCAATGCTACGGGCCGTACCGTGGCCCTAACCCCAGCGGCCAAAGTCTTTCGTGGGGGTCGCCCTCAATCCTCCGCTCAGGTGGTTGTGAGCGAGACTGCTTCGACGGTTACGTTCTTACCTGACGTTCTGCCCACTGTCGGTGGGTCCATGCTCGTTACCGACGTGCTTCCGCATGGCGCGATAGTAAGTCCGATTGAGAATGTCTACATCGACTACTATGTCTACGAGGCTCTTGGCGGGGAAGACACACTCAGTGTTTTGAACCCTCCGATCAATCTTGCCCAGCTTGCGATCGTAGAGGGTGAGAGCACCTTTACGCTCACTGGGGATTGGACAGCGGAGGTTCCGGTCAACCGTCTTATCCGGATCGACTCTGACCAGCTCTACTACGTCTCGGCATCCGTGTACCCGTTCTACAACCCTGACACGGGAGCTGGCCCTCTTACCCAGTTTACGATCACGCAGACCTTTCGGGACTCGGCGAACAACCCTAAGTTGTACGTCACATCAGGGGACATTCGGCTTACAGCCGTGGGTGCTCTACCTTCTTACTTCACCTTGGAGGCGGCTCCTTACGACCCTATCCCGAGAGGGATGACTGTTTTTCGGGTCCAGGGGGACAAGGCTTCGTCTTACTCTACAGGAACGGTCGCCTACTTCTCAGGCTCTGGTTTCAACGAGTACTACCTCATTTCTGGTTCCAAGTACGATGCTACTAAGGACCGGACGGAGATCACGATCACGCAGACGGTAGCGAGGCAGTACGTGTCTCCTACATTCACGTTGAAGCGTTCGGTTCGTCCGATCTATGAGGCGGCTACAACGAAGGTGCACACGAGTGAGACGCCTTTGGTCGTAGCTCCTGCCACGAATATCTCAGATGCAGTGATTCTCTATCGCCAAGTCGAGAGTCAACCTGGGGTTCTTCTCACCCCCACCGTAGACTTCAAGATCGACGATTCGGGTGCAATAGCTCTCGTCACGCCTCTTCTTCCAGGGGAGGAAGTCTCTGCTTTCTACTCTCGGTACAGGTTCGTCAATCCAGGTCAGCTCAGAGCTTCGTATACCGCCAACATCGCCCCATCTGACTCGAACGGCCTGATCAACCAACGACTTGTCGCGTCATTCACGACCTACATGCCTGACTCGTTCTTCTTTCGAGTCGAGACGATGACCAATTTCCGTGCTGAGGTTGCGGCCCAGTACTTGAAGGACGCCCAAGCATCCTCCCCTTCAGGTGGGCCTCGTACCTCTAACTCCTCCCAACCAAAGCTCTACGAGCAAGGGAGTGAGTCGATCTACTTCACCGAGGGCCACCTTCTCAACGAGGATATCATCGCAAGAAACACCCTCAAGGCGTACAACGATTCGGTCAACTACCTTGAGGATCTTCTTCGTAACATGGATGGCCGTGTTGTAGGGGACCACGACGGTAAGCTCATCTTCGATGGGACGACAGGGACGATCCAGTCTAGTTTCAGTTCCGCTGACAATCAGATCGACGACTCGTTCAAGATCTCGGACTTCCCGATTGACATCACGCCTCCGCTGTTCCCGATCAAGTACACGGGCACGTACCTTCGTGCGTATGAGGCGAGCACGAGCAGTCGGTTTTACCCTACTTTCCGCAACAAGTACGGTTACACGGTTGCTGGCGCTGATACGAGTGCAAAGACGGGGGACGCTATCCTGGATTTCCAGACCAAGGGTTTGACCGGATCTCAGCCCACAGCGTCTCGGCGTACCCCACGGGCTGTCTTGACTCGTTCTGCCAAGGCTGGGGATCTGACGGTTTACGTAGACACGACGGCACAAGTAGACACCGTCCCGTTTCGACCGGCCTTCGCCAACAGTATGAAGGTCGTCATGCGGGACACCTCTGCAACCTACGTGACACAGGGCTCCCCCCTCACTATCGCGAGCAAGACTTCCACGTCTATCACTTTGTCTGCGGGCCTCCCTGTTGATGTGCCTATTGGAGCTTCGGTCTATCTGGCGGACAAGGACACGACGTACCGCAAGTCCTACCGTATCGGGTTCGACACCACGCTTGACGTAGACAAGGGGTACCTTCTTTACGTCAAGCCCTACCCTCCGTATGATGGGACTGTAGGGGCTGTTCCCGCAGAATTGGAGGTTCAAACTCCGGACTCGAATGAGTTGCTTGAGGCGGGCGTCTTCCTCAACAACCGGCTCACGTCTCCGGATAGGTTTCCTGCCCTTGACGGCCTCTCCCTGGACGATGATGGGGACCAACGCCTCCCACTCATCAACCCGTCTCCTGCGCGTGAACTAGGGGCTCCTGGCTACCTTGAGACTGAGCTGACCTACATCAGCCCGAGTGGCTTGTTGCTGTCAAACTCGGTCACTCCGTTTGTGGGTACGGGCAACTTGAATGTGGGGGGTACGGTTATCACCTTGGCTTCTGGCACGTTCCCAGCTCCGGCCCCACAGGTTGGGGATTTGGTTCGGGTCCTGTCTGGTGCCAATGGGACGACCAGTTTCCGACGTATCACAGCCGCAACCACAACTGCGGTCACTGTGGATGTGGCCTTTGCGTCGGCTCCAGACACAGGGTTCAGCTTCCTTGTGACCGTGGCTGCCAACTTGGCATCGGGCACGCTCTCAACCATTGCGGGAGCGGTCCTTACCGACACTTTCGCCAACTTCATCACGGCTGGCGTCAAGCCAGGCCATACCGTTCTAATCACTCAGATCGGACACGGGTCTTACCTCGAACGTAGACAAGTGCAGAGCGTGAACTCAGCTACTCAGCTCACTCTCACAGCACCCTTCACGAGTCTGATCTTCCCTACGACATACCGGGCGCATAACCCGTTGGACACTTACAGCGATGTGGGGGATTTACCGTCCGCTCCTGGGAGTCTATTGGGCATCTTGCAGTCTAACTCGGACAGTGAGGTGAACTCGATTGACGCCTTCTTTACGCAGGTCATGACGGACAGGCTCTCTCCAGCCACAGCTTCGGGTAGCGTCTCAGGGACGACTCTTACGGGTACTGGGGTGGACTTCGTTACGGATGGGGTGCTTGTCGGGGACCTGGTTTATGTTCCTGCCACGCAGACCAACCAAGGGTTCTACACGGTAGAGGAAGTCACTAGCGCAACGACTCTGACTGTGAAGGAAAGCTTCCCTAGTGCTGGAGCTGTCACTTTCCGTGTAGTGGACGCCTTCGGAGCAAGTGCGAAGACCATGGGGGACTTGCTCGACATGAGGGTCAACGCAGCGGCCTTCTATGCCTCCAGCACCTCGTGGTCAACCTTGGTTTCCACCGTTGTCCCTGTCACGGTCCCTCCTGGAGTGACCAACGCAACCTATTTTGCTAGGGGCTACACGAGTGCTGACTTTACGGCTCGCGTTTCTTCAGTCAACGCTCGTAAGGCTTACGTCACGACTGCCATCCCAAAGGTTGAGACAGCTTTAACCTCAGACCGTTTCTACGATAAGCGGTATGTGTGGATTGATGCTCGTATCAATGTGGAGAAGGGCATCCTGGTGAAGCAGGTGCGTGCAGTCGCAGACCGTCTCAAAGCTCAGCAAGAAACTCTGAAACAACTGATCAAGTTGCTTGCAGTGGAGGGTTAGACCAATGGCCGATGAAGAGAAAAAGCCCGCTGCGGAGTGGAAGTACAAGGAAGAGTTCGCCATCGTTTCGAATTTACGGACGGTGGTGCTTGCGACGAAGGAGGCTTCGGAGAAGGAGCTGGCAGTCCTTCGACGCCGCCTTGATAAACTGACCTACGGGAGTTGACATGTCTGACTGGAAGGCCCTTCAGATTCAGATCCCAGGTAAGGATCTACTAGAGCAAGTCCGCAATTCCCTTGAGACTCTTGTAGTCTTCTTGGAGATTGTCAAGGCCTTGCTTCAAGCGGTCTCCGCCTTCCTTCTTGACCTCTCGAACCCAGTTCGAGTGCTGCTTGAAGCACTCCTAGCTCTCATCCTTCAGTTATTCGAGAGCCTCCGTCGTACTGGTCTGTTCGGGTATTTCGATGTCCCTAACCCTGTCCAGGACCCGAACTTCGATCGGTTTAAGGGTGGGTCTCAGGCCTTCACACAGAGATTCAAGGCCTCTCTATTTGACAGTCGGGACCCCTTCCGTCCGCAACCTCTTGCCGGACAGTCGTTGAGTGGGTTCACGTTGATCGTGGCGGATGCTGAGTCCATCTTCGGGCTCCTCCGACTGATCAACATCCTCATGGGTTTCTTCAACAAGAAATTCCTCCCCGCCTTCTATACTGCTCCTGCGAATACAAAGGTCTTTCAGATCGGAGCCAAGGACGACAATATCCTGAGGGTGGCCAACCTCTTCGGGGCTGACCTTCAGGGCTTAGCGGTGGAGTGGACGTTGGCCACAAACCAGTTCCCACCTGACCCTGGTTTCTCTGACCTTGTGGCGACAATCTCAAGTGAGAACATCCCTCAGAAGTGGCTCGTTGAACGTACAAGCAATCCGAATGGACCTCCTATCCTGACCAAGGAAGTGGAGACCAATTTTGAGTCCCGAGATTTTAAGGTGATCAAGCGTCAGGAGCGTTTGAGAGATGAGTCTGGCGACTACTTTCGTCTGTTCCAGGACTACTTTGTCATCGATGCCGCCAATGCGACCTCAACCTACTTACTAGGTCAACTAGGTAAGTTCAGGTTCCTGGACAAGACAGTCGAGAAGGATACGACTTACTCCTATCGAGTACGCGCTTTTTCGGGTGACTTGGATATCCAGGGCACGTCTCTCAGCACCATCAACCTCAAGGAGCCTGTTTACAACACCACTACAAACGAGTGGGTCCAGAAGTGGCCGAGTTTGGACCCGACTGACGTGGTGGTTATGGGTCGTCCCAGCCCTATCGTGACGGGTCGTCTCTCTACGGTGCCCTCGGACATCGACTTGATCCAACTCCTGGAGGACACCTTCAAGATGGCCTTCGCGTTGGGTTTCCAGAACCAGCTCTCTGGGGGTCTGACCTTTGACTCTGACGGTCGCAATACGGGAGACACGGCACCTTCGGAAATTGGCGTGGGCTCCATGGTCAATATTGGTGGTCCGGTTCAGCTCATCAATGCCACGTTTGGCACCCCCAAGGGTGTGTCCTTCTCCGGATCAGGTAGCGTCGTAAGTGTGGATCTCGATCCTGTAACGGGGAAGGCCCCCGATGTCATTCATCACTACTTTGTCGTGAGGCAGTACTCGTCCAAGCTCGCGAGGGCAACCGCCATGGCCCTGTATGAGAGCGGTGAGGGACTCGTGTCCTTCCGCAACCTCTACAAGGACAACCTACCATTCCCTGTAGGGGTAAAGGGCTACATCCAAGCTCCGACGACTCTGGAACAGTTGGTCACGCAGTTCAATACCCTCCCCTCTAACTTCCCTAAGGAGTCCGTACCTCAGGTCTATGAGACCTACTATTTCGCCTACAACAACGCTAACGTAAGACTGGACCTCTCCAGGGCCATCAGCTTCTTGAGTGCGTTTTCACTGGGTGGGGTATCTCCTGACTGGATTTCGATTTCGCTGTTGCAGGATGTTGTCCCTTGGACTGGCAAACTCATCTACGAGTTGATTGCGAAGATAGACGCCCTTCTAGACGCCTTCAGGTCTGCGATAGACGAGTTGAAGGCGTTTATCGACTTGGTGGTACGTAAAATTGAGACTTTGGAGAGGTTCATCAAGTTCCTGATCGAGATCCTGAACTACCTCTTCAGCTTCTCCGCTGGCTTTTACATCTTGTCCGTGCCTAGTACGGACAAGGGGTTACCTGGGTGGGTTGAGGCTATAGACACAGCGGGGGGTACGCCACCGCCGTCAGGTCCAGGCGGATACACTGGGGGAGTTGGGCTTGCTTACTCGGGGACCAACATCGATGCGTTCGTGACTGCCTTTAGCCTAATCTTCTAAAGGGTGGGGTAAGTAGAGATGCCTCACCACATACTTGGCACTTTCAATACTTCGCAGTTCAACCGCTTGGTGGCTTTTGCCCGAGAGCGGTTGGTTCTTGTGGACGCTAGAATCCGACATCTCACGATTGAGCAGCAGAGGATTGGGTTTCTCCAGTACGCATACGATACGGCGGGCCGTCCCACTCACTACTCGACGGGCCCGGAGGGTGGTGGGCCTACCTATATTGGAAAGCTCATGGCAGCTTACGAGGTGCTTGGTGGGGACCCCTTCTACGACCTTCAGGTAAGGTCTATGAGCGATCCTGTCTATCGGCTCAAGGGTAACGAGCAAGATACGGCCAAGGTCCTTTCCAACGGCGAGCCTGTTCCTCAACCCGGTCTTGTTGATGGTCCTTCTGGGAATGCGGTTCGGTCTATCAAGGCTTGGATGGAAGATGACTTGGACCGGCTCGAACGGTTAGAGCGCAAGGTTCGTCGAATGGTGGATTACTCGGACCAGCTAGGGGCTGAGATCGAGGCTCTTCAGTCGATTCGAGGTTCGGTGGACACGGAAGGGTCTTTGGAGAACTTGGCCGCTTCGGTCCAACAGCTTCTCTCTGACCCTGACTACCGGGCTATTGCGGATGACAAGGACAAGGATCCGTTTGGCAAGTTCACCTATGCCCCTATGTCCTCGTATGAGCCTGGTGGCACTCGCACAGCTCCGAGTGGCGTGGCTATCGAGCGTACCAATCAAGGGTACGTTGTGATAGGAGAAGGGTCCAAGGAAGCATGAGCTTTGACAGGCAAATTGATCAGCTCTGTACCCATGAAGTAGCAGAGGAGTTTCTGTTCGTTCAGGCTGATCGTCAGACAGCTATCCCGATCCGTCCGATTTCCTCAGCGGCTTCAGTCTCTGTCTACCTCAATGGGGTGACGAAGGTACCTTCAGATGGGGTTCAAGTACAAGCTCAGGTCGTAGGGACCCGAGAGGGGCCCTTCACCCTAACCTCTTCTACCAACACCCTCGCTATCCGAATCAATGATGACCCGGTTCAGACTTTGGTC